GTAACTAGTAATGAAGGTTTAATTGAATATGAAACAGAAGTTGTTATTGAAGCAATCGATATTATTACTGAAAAAGTAATCAAAAAAGCTGAATCAATTATTATCGAAAAAGCAGTAGAAATTAAAAAGAAAAGAACATATTCTGAAAGTGAAGATGAAGATGATGATATCGAAGAAGATGAAAATGGTAATATCGTTAGAAATGATGAGAACTTAAATTTAGATGATGAGTATGATGATACTTTCGGTGAAATGCCAGATGATTATGTTTCTGAATCAGTAAGTGTAAAAGAAGTAGAACTAATAGAAACCAAAAAAGAAGAACCAGAAGATGAATGGGGATTCTAACAAATAAAAAAGGGGCTTAATTGCCCCTTTGTTATTTTAATATACCCAGAATCCCATGGGTCTGTATTTCATATGTCTGTTTAATGATTCAGCTTCAGTTGCACCTCTCTCTAATTGTTTTGTAGATGAAAGTCTATCTAATCTAGTATCAAGTCTTTCCAACACAGCTTTTTTCTCTTCGTTACCTTCAGAAAGCAACGTATCATAATCCATTGTTCTTTCAGCTTCAGCAACACCAACGATACCACCAAATTTACCTCTAACTCTACCCAACGTTCTTTTACCTTCAGCAATAAATAACTGACGTACAAGTGTTTTTGTTGGTTCGTTAAAATCTGCATAGTCTAATTTTGATAATGGAACTTGGTTAGGCATTTTTATAATATCTGGGTTATCAGCTTTACAAGCATCAACATCAGCATTTGTTGTATCGTAATAGAAATACCATACTTGACAACCAGTCATATTGATAGAACTACCAACACCACCAATTCCTTGTCCAAATGATAATTTAGAACCAGGTGTACTAATCAAGTGCAACAATTTTGTTCCGTTTGGTCCAGCAGTTATTTTATAAACCAATTCACTTCTTACGATACGATTTTTTAAGTTCATATCAGCAGCTGTTAATAAAATATCAAATGCTGGTGCAATATAGTATCCACTTCTTTGTGAACCACCACCAGTACCAACACCACCACCTACTTGTGCAAATCCACCACCAAAACCGTAATCAATACCACCATAGTTAGCCAATAAAGCTTGACTAGTAGCTGGAGGTGTAATCCATAGAACTTCATTTACTTCACGTCCAGCTGGAATTTGATAAACTTGTCTACCAGATTCTAATTCAACATAATCTTTTTTAAGTTCCCAAGGACCGTTGGTTTGTAAACCTACTTGTTTTGAGTATGCGTATGTATATTGAGTCATGAAATCGAAATTCCTAACACTCAAAGCAAAAGCCATGTCCATCGTGTCAATACTTTGACCCAATAAAGATTGCCATTGGTGTTCTATTAACCATTCTTGAACATATTGTGCGTAGTCTTCTATACAAATTTCTAGAAGAGTACATAATTGTTCATCCGTTAATTCAATTTGGCGTATAGGTGCACCCAATGAATGTCTTAATTGACGGAACAATTTTTCTTTTTCGTCTAAACTAACTCCCATAATTCTTTTTTCTTATAAATATAAGAAAAAATAGAATTAAGCTAAAAATTTCTTTACTAATTCAGCAGCTTCTTTGATACTTCTGAAAGAAACGTTTGGAACTAGTAATTGTTTACCAACCTTTACGATAGGAACTTCGTCCGCTTTTGAAATTTCCATAATCTTGTTGAACTCTTCTTGATTCTCTGTAAGTTCTACATCAACGTCTTTGAATTCAATCCCTTCTGTTGTTAATATGTCCTTTAATTCAGTGCAGTAAGGACAATCTTTAAATCCATAAATTGTTACCATATTTTAATCTATTAATTGTTCTGATAATAAATCAGTTATTTCATCATCTGTTAATTTTTTCTCACCCATAATTGTTGAGATAACATCTTTTTTATTTTTTAACATATCCCACATTCTAGTTGATATAGAATCTTCAAATAATTGATAGTAAACATTTACATCATTATTTTGTCCAATACGATATGCACGGTCTTCAGCTTGTTCATTATTTCCAGGTACCCAGTCAAACGAATTAAATATAACAACAGTTGCTTCTGTAAGTGTAATACCAACACCAGCACTTTTTATATTTCCAATAAATACTTTTATTTTGTCATTGTTTTGGAATTGGTCAACAGAATGTTGTTTTTTAGCTGATGTCATTGGACCATTGTGTTTAACAGCAATTTTACCAAAGTGATTAGCAATTATATCTAATTCTTCTGAGAATGAAGTAAATACAATTACTTTTCTACCCATTTCCAAAGCATTTTCAATCATTTCAATAGTGTATGGAATTGCTTGTAACGCAATAAATTGTCTCAATAAGATAAGTTCAACCAAGTCTTTTTGAGACTCCATAGTTTTTTTACCTAATTTCTTTTTCATTTCAACATATTCATCCCATAATTTCTCATACATTTTCCAACCAGATTTATCTAATTGGTGATACATCGGAGTAACTATTTTATCTGGCATATCAATTGCATCTGTCTTCAAACGTCTTAATAATATGTTTTTTGTTTTGTTCGCCAACTCTTCTAAATTAGATGCACCATCAGTTAACCATATTTGCTTTCTTTGACCATTTTTAAGCGTTCTAAAGAACTGTCTACCATCACAGTATCTAGTAGCGTAATGTTTCCAATTATTCGCTATAGGTGACTTAATTAGTTTTAAAAGATTAAAGAAATCCATTGGTCTATTTGCAACTGGTGTCCCAGTAAGTAACCACACCTTTGGAATATTATGTTTAACACAAACTTCAACCATAATTTTACCTCTAATACTATCATTATTTTTCAAGTTATGTGCTTCATCCACAATACATAAATCAAATTTAGTGTTTACTATATCTCTAATTAATGTTTCTTCTGGTTCACCCTCTTTTGTTTTTTTAACTGAAGGTAAAGAGTGAAAATTCTTTAATATATCAAAATTTATAATTGTGAATTTATTAGAATCCCATTTCTTTCCATCAATGATTGTTGTTTCATCACAAAACACCTTTATCTCACGTTCCCAGTTTATTTTAGTTGATGATGTTGTAACAATAAGAATTTTTTCAGCACCACTTTCCAATGCAGCGATAATTGATTGCATAGACTTACCCAACCCCATATCGTCAGCCAAAATACACCCATTTCTAGATAATAAAAATTTAATACCATCTTCTTGGTGTTTGTATAGTGTTTTACCGTATTTACTTAATATTTCATTATACTTTGTGAAATCAACGTTTACGTCTACTTTTTCAAAATATGGGTCATCGTTTACTTGTGTTTTTGGAACCCAATACATTTTTGATTCTTTTTGGTTTTGTTTAAGTTTACCGTAAACATGGTAACTTTTATCAGTTTCAGCCAAAATAAATTCTATTAGTATTTTCTCTGGAGTAAACGATAAATCTTCAACTCTTTTAAGTTCTTCACCTAAATAAGCAGTTATACCAATAACTCTATTTATGTATTGTGGTTCTCTTTCGTGATTATCTACTATGTATTTTGATTGGTTCTCGGTAAGAGCCAATTTTTTGTTTTTTATATATTCAGCTTTTAGTCTTCTAAGGTATGGGTTGATACCTTCATACTTCTCTAGTAGTGTTATAGCTGAGCGTCCTCTTATGTCATCTAAATTTATCAATGTAATTGTTTTTAATTCCTGGTAATTATATGTAAATATAATAATTTTTTTAATAAAAATCAAGTGTTATGGGATTAATATCTAAAAGATAAATATTTATATTAAAAGATATGGATAATAAGAAGATTACACCGATAACACGTATTAATAAATAAGTTGTGATATTTATAAATAAAATAAAATATGATAATATATAAAACAACAAATTTAATTAACGGTAAAATTTATATTGGTCAAGATTCTAAGAATAATAACAAATATTTAGGTTCTGGTGATTTATTAAAAAAGGCAATTAAAAAATACGGTAAAGAAAATTTTAAAAAAGAAATATTAGAAACTTGTAGTTCACAACTTGAGTTAGATGAAAAAGAACGGTTACATATATTTGAATTGAACTCTACTGATAAAAATATAGGTTATAATATATCAATAGGTGGTAGGAATGGAACAACTTTAAATAGAAAAATGAGTAATGAAACTAAAAAGAAAATGAGTGATGCTAAAGTTGGAATTAAATTTACTGATGAACATAAAGAAAATTTGAGTAAATCACGTATTGGTAAAATTTTGAGTGATGAAACTAAAAAGAAAATGAGTGATTCACAAAAATTAGTTATTAGAAAACCAATGTCTGAAGAAACTAAAGAAAAAATTAGAAAAAGTAAAAAAGGTATTAAATTGTCTAAAGAAACTAAAGAAAAAATGAGTAAATCCCATATGGGTAATAAAAACCATTTTTATGGGAAGAATCATTCAGAAGAAACAATAATAAAAATTTCGGAAACTAAAAAAGGTATTCCATCAAAAAAGAAAGGAGTTAAATATGTCTAAACCTATTGTACCAATTACACGTATAAATAAATTTTTTTCCGAAGAGGATTTTGGATTGGAAATTTCTATGGGTCGTGAAGCACTAGAAGGTGACGGTAATTTTACAGTTATTTTGTATCGTGTTGATAGAGAGAATAGTGCATCAGATAATTTATATGGTGAAGCTCCAAAGGACGGTATAAAATATTTTTCACCAGTTGAATTGAAAGTAGTTCCTATTTTAGATGAAGCTGAAAATAAAACTTATAATGGAAATGGTTCGTTGAGATATTTACAAGATGGTAAATTCACATTTGGTATTTATGATTCTCAATTAACTGAATTAGATGTTCAAATTAGTTATGGTGACTATATAGGTTATCCAGTTACTGAAACTGAAATTAGATATTTTAGTGTTGTTAACGATGGAGTTAAAAATTATGACAATAAACACACAATAATGGGTTACAAAGGTGCATTTAGAACAATAAACTGTGCACCAATAGATGGTAACGAATTTAGAGGTGCATAAATAAAAAAAAATACAAATTATGGCAATGCCTAAAGGATATATTACCAATATTAATATTAACCCAAGTAAAATTGGACCCGAAAGAAGACAAGAAATACTTGATGACATTTCTGATAGAGGTACATTTTTACCTAGGGGTGTTATGGAAGAAGATATGGACCAAACTTTTTTAGAATTTTTAAAATCTGACGAAAGAATATCTTTATCTATTGACGGAGAGAAAGTGCCAGTAATTTTTTTAACAATACAAAGATGGACAGAATTTAGTAAAACATGGCAATTTTCTGATAAATTTAAAAACATTGAACTTCCATTTATTACTGTTGTTAGAAAACCAGATATCCAACAAGGTCAAAACCAAGCTGGATTATGGAATATACCAGTAAATAGAACATATACTTATATGAAAGTTCCAACATGGGATGGTGTTAGACGTGGTGTTGATTTATATAAAATACCACAACCTACTTCAGTTGATATGACGTATGAGGTGAGAATGTTTACAAACAGAATGAAAGATTTGAATAAATTCAATAGATTGATTCAAAGAGCTTTTCAATCTAGACAATGCTACATCAACGTAAATGGTCATCCAATGCCATTGCATTTAGAATCAATTGGTGATGAGAGTAATATTGATGATTTCGAAAACAGAAGATTTTATGTTCAATTGTTTGAAATGAAATTATTAGGGTATATTTTAGATGAAGATGATTTTGAGGTTATACCTACGATAAATAGAGGTGTAATGACTTTGGAGATTGAGGATAATAGAATTTATAGAGATGAAGATATTGCGTTTGAACCAATAAAAGTTAATAACACCGTGACGTATGCTTTTGTGTTTAAACCTGGAGCCAATACAACATTCTCTTTCTTGATACCATATACAATTAATTTTACACAAATTGTTGAGATACAAGACGTATCTAGGATAGTTATGACTGTGAATGGTATTGGTGTTTTTGATGGGACCGTGATGACATCACCAATAATGGTTACATCAAATGATACGGTAACAATAAAAGTATATAAAACAAATTATTCATTAGGTGAATTTAAGATAATAGGAAATACAATATAAATAAAATGGCAAGTAATTTTAAACCGTTATATCACTCGGACATAAACGAAACGTTTATCATTGAACCAGCAGAATTAACTGGTGGTACGATTGTTTCTGCATGTACCGCTGTTTTTACGAATGTTGTCATTTCATGTAGTGGTGATTCACAAATCAACCTATTTAGTGGATATACAGAATTCAATACAACTTTAGTACCAGAAAATGACGCTACAATTGATGTAGGTATTCCAGCAAAAAGGTTTAGGGATATAAACACCGTAAGTGGTACGTCTAGTGTTTGGACATCAACAATCAAAGTAACAACACCAATGTTGGATTTAGGTAATGATTCTTTAGGTAACTCTAGACAAATAACAGCAAATAACTCAGTAATACAAAATGATACCCTTTTGGGTGGAACTTATTAATAAAATAATATATTTATATAAAAACAAAAACAAATGGCAAATAGAAGTACTAGATTTATTCTAAAAAACAATTCAAACTCAGCGGCACCTTTTTCTGGTGCTACGTTGTATGCTGGTGAACCAATAGTTAACACAGCTGCTGGTATTATGATGTTCTCTGGTGTTACCAGTGGAGGTAATGATTGGGTTCCAGCTGGTCCAAACGGAAATGGAAATTTCTTTGAGGTTGGTTCTAATCTTTATAACTTAAAAATTAGAAATCAAATTACATCATATAGTGGTGTAACAAATTTAACTGGTAAATTCTTATCTGGTACAACTAGTGGTTTCGTATTGGCAGATATTTCATCAATTACTGGTGTTGATACATATGTAACTGGTTTTACATATAACAATAACTTATTAACAATTAAACAAAATGTTGGTCAAGCTGATTTAACAGCATTGATAAATACAATGACTGGTTTAACTGTTAATGGTACGTTATCAGCAACAACTGGTAATATTGGTACAATCAATACTACAACATTAAACGCTACTGGTGGTACGATTACAACGTTGGATTCAACAACAATAAACGGTGGTACTGTTAATGTTAATAATTTAGCTGTAACTGGAACTGCTACTTATAATCAAACAGCTACAGCTGCAAATGATATCGTGAATTACAGTACATTAACAGCATATTCACAAACAAATGATATTTACGTAACTGGTGGTACTATTTCTTATACTGGTCCTAATGGTTCAATTGTTTTAGGTAGAAAAAACGCTTCAAATGTAACTTTAACTGGTTTAACTGATATATACACTACTGGTGGTACTTATAATGCTGGTACACTTACATTAACAAATAATAACAATGGTTCATTTAACGTAACTGGTTTAACTTCAAGTGATACGTTTGTAACTGGATTCACATATTCACCAACAACAAACACATTTACAATTAAACAAAATCAAGGTCAATCTGATTTACCAGTTCAATTTACAACGGTTTCTGGTTTAACTTTATCTAACTTGACTGCTGGTAGAGTTGTTTATGTTGGAGCTGGTGGTTTATTAACTGATGAAGCTGGATTTACATACGATTCTGGAACAAACATATTTAGTGTTCCTTCTGATGGTGCTGTTAGTGTTGGTACTGGTGGTTTATCAGTTGCTGGTGATGCAGTTATTCAAGGTTCATTAACAGTATTCGGTCCAGCTATCTCAGCGTTTACTACTCAATTATATGTAGAGGACCCTAATATCACACTTAACTATAATCCTACTGGAAATACAACTGCAACATCTATTGGTGCTGGTTGGACACTTCAAGATGGTAATGGTATAAATGGTGGAAACGTAAACTTAGATATCAGAGCGTTAAACACACTTACTGGTTTAACTGGTACTCAAATTCCTAACATTACTGAATACACTACATCTACTGGATATGCAAACAGAGGTTGGGTAACTCAATTAAATGATATCGTAATTAGAAGTACAAATATTACAACACCAAATGGTGTTAGAGTATTGGCCGAATTTGACGTTCTCGATGGGGGTACATATTAGTAACTAATTAATAATCAATTAGTTAATCACTAAAAGATTTACTTTAAAAATATCATAATTATAATATGCACAATTTACGGATTGTGCATATTTATTTTATAGAGGTTACATAACCCAAAATTATAACTCTTTATAGAGATTTTTAAGACATACCATTATATATATGGCAAATAGAAAAAATACGTTTTTGATTAAACGTTCAAATGTTGCTGGGAAAGTTCCAGCAGCTGGTGATTTATTATTAGGTGAATTAGCTATAAACACAGCTGACGGAATACTTTACGCATCTGGAACAACAGCAAACTCAATACTTCCAATTGGTTGGGATAGAGTTGCTAGAACTGGTGATACAATGACTGGTACTTTATTCACTCCATATCTATCTGCCACAACCGTATCTGCAACAACTTATTATAATTTACCAACTGATATAAGAGTAACTGGTGGTACTTATAACGCTGGTACAGCTATATTCACAAATAACACTGGTGGAACCTTTAATGTAACTGGATTTAGTATAGGTGGTGGTGGTGGTCAAATATTTTACTTAAACTTATCACAATCACAAAACGGGAATAGGTTATTGAGTACAACCGCAAGTACTGCGTCTGAACAAACAAGTGGTGTTACAATTAATAATGGTGTGACAAGTACTATTGCATCTTTTCAATCACAACCATTAAACATAACATTATTACCAGGTGGTATTTGGAGTTTTTATTTGCATTCATATAAACAAAACAATAACGCAGCTTTTGAGATATTTGTTGAGGTTTATGGAAGAACAAGTGGTGGAACTCAAACATTGTTATTTACCACGGACCCAGTACCAGTAACGACAAATTCACCTAACCCGTCAATGCAACTTACTGATGGTTATTTCAGTGGAACGTCATTAAATGTTAGTGATAGTATAGTTGCAACTGTTAGAGCAACTAATACGGGTAACCAATCACACATAATAACTTTAGTTACTGAAGGTAATGCTCATTATTCATATGTTGTTTCAACAATACCAACACAACAAGGTTTAACTTGTGATACTTTAAGTGGTTGTAGTATTATTGAAACAATTCAAACTAATATTTCAAATAAGTTTGATAAAAGTGGTGGTACCATAACTGGTCCAACATTCTTTACGAATGGTTTAACAGCCAATACAATTAGTGCAACAACATATTATAATTTACCTAAATCAATACCTTATAGTAATAATAAATCACATGTAACATCAGCAACAACAGTTGGTGATAACTTTAATACTGGTGTTAGGTTAAGTGGTTCACCAATTGCTAATAGTTATGTTGGTGTAACAATAAATGGTATAAATGTTGAAGTTGGTAATGGGGTGATAACAAAAGATTGTTATTTTTCATCTAACGGTACTTCTGGTGGTGTAAGAAATTTTAGTGGTATAACAACTGGTGATTATTTTATGTGGAATACTACTATTTCTGAATATGATTTAGATTCTACAGATATAATCTCATTTTATTATAATATATTAATATAAATAATAAAACATTTAAAAAATAATAACTATTTATATAAAAAGATTAATATACCATGAGTAGAATAAAAATTAAACAAATACAAGGTTTAGATACGTTAAGCTTTTATGTTAAAAGTAGTGGTAACACTATTACTAATGTCATAAATGCTTTATACACTAATACTATTTCTGCTACTACATATCAAAACTTACCTTTAGATATTACAGTAACTGGAGGTACTTATACTACTGGTACTGCTACATTCACCAATAATACTGGTGGAACGTTTACAGTAACTGGTTTTAGTACTGGTGGTGGTAGTACGTTCACTGGTGGGACTGTAACTGGACCAACTAATTTCACAGACGGTTTATCAGCAAATACAATATCTGCTACTACATATTACAATTTACCAATCGATATTAGAGTTACTGGTGGTACATATTCCAATGGAACAACTACCTTTACGAACAATACTGGGGGTACATTTAGTGTTAGTGGATTTAGTACTGGTACATCGTCAACTGATACATTTGTAACTGGTGCTACTTATTCAAACAACACGTTTGCCTTTACCAATAATACTGGCGGTACATTTAATGTATTATTTAATACTGTAACTGGTCTTACAGTTAATGGTGATTTAACAGTAACTGGGGGTACTCAATCAATATTTAGTGGAAATAGTTCATCGGATTTAGTTAGAATAACACAAACTGGTAGTGGTAATGCATTTGTTGTTGAAGATGACTCTAATTCAGACTCAACACCATTTGTAATTGACGCTAATGGTAATGTTGGTATGGGTACTCTTACACCGCAAACTGTACTACATGTTAAATCTAATCCTTCAAGTACACAAACTGCTATCATAAGATTAGAATCAGCAGCACAAACTGCGAATTCATCAATAGCTTATTGGTCTGCTGGTGTTAATAGATGGGAAGTTGGTACTGGTATTGCTTTAGGTTTACCTTATGAAATATATGATAGAGTTGCTGGAGAAACAAGATTTGCAATAACTACTGGTGGTGCAACTGCATTTTTAAATGGTAATGTTGGTATTGGGACATCAACACCAATAACTAAATTAGATGTTAATGGTGATACTAGAATAAGTGGTGGATTAACTGCAAACACAATATCTGCTACTACATATTTTAATTTACCTACCGATGTAAGAGTCACTGGTGGTACTTATACTAGTGGTACCGCTACATTTACTAATAATACTGGTGGAACATTTAGTGTATCTGGGTTTAGTACTGGTAGTACAACTAATATTGGTTCTGGAACAATTAATTATTTACCTAAATGGACTGGTTCAACTGCGTTGGGTAATAGTTTGATTAGAGATGATGGTACAAATATTGGAATAAACACAGCACCGTCATCAGAAGGTAAAGTATATATATATTCAAATACTGGAAATACTTCAGCCTTGTATGTTCAAAATCAAAGCACAGCAAGTAGTTATGGTATTTGGTCTTTTGTGAATTCTGGAATGGGTTCACAAACTGCAATATTGGGTATTGCTGAAGGTAACCCTATAACTGGTACTAGTATTGGTTTACTTGGTTTTGCAAATGATGGATTGTTAGGTATCGGTGTTAAAGGTGCTGTTGGTACTACTGAATTTGGTACTATGACAACTGGTATTGGTGGGTCTTTTGATGGTAGAGGTGATGGTGGATATGGTTACCCATCAATTTCTTATTCAGTTCAATTATTAGATGGTACTGAAGGTATTAATAAAGTATTGGTTTCAAAGACTGCTGATGGTAAAGCCAATTGGAGTTCTATATTATCTGGTTTAACTGGTGTTTATACAAATACTATTTCTGCTACAACATATTTTAATTTACCTACCGATGTAAGAGTAACTGGTGGTACTTATTCCAATGGAACAACTACCTTTACAAATAATACTGGTGGAACATTTACAGTAACTGGTTTCAGTACTGGTGGAACATCATCAACTGATACATTTGTAACTGGTGCAACTTATTCTAATAATACGTTTACATTCAGAAATAATACTGGCGGTACATTTAATGTATTATTTAATACTGTAACTGGTTTAACATCAACTGGAACAATAGCTTCTAGCGTTTTATCAGCCACAACATATCAAAACTTACCTACTGATATTAGAGTAACTGGTGGTACATTATCATCTGGTACAGCTACTTTTACCAATAATACTGGAGGAACATTTACAGTTACTGGATTCAGTACTGGTGGCGGTACATTTACTGGTGGTACAGTGTCTGGTGCAACTTATTTTACTGGTGGTGTGAGTGCAAATACTCTAACTGCATCTGGTACTGGTCAAAATATACTTACTGTTATTGGTTCTGGGAATAGTACATCTTCACCAATATTTAGTGTTATTGGTTCTCAAGGTGAGTTATTTAGTGTTAGTGATTCATTAACTGGTTCATTATTTAGTGTCAACGATATTTCTGGTTTACCAATTGTCGAGGTGTTCTCTGATAATACTATTTTAATGGGTAGTTATCAAGCACCTTCATTAAATACAACTGTAAAAGTAACACTTACAGCTGGTACGAATACAGTTTATTCTATACCAACAAGTGGTTATACTGGTGCGTTCTTTGATTATGCAGTTATTAGTACTGGTTCAACTGGTGCTAGAGCTGGAACAATTATGTCTATATGGAGTGGTACAACAGCACAATCTACTGATGTGTCAACAAACGATATAGGAACAACAGCTGGTATTTCATTCTCAGTTGCAGTAGTTGGTAGTAATGCAGTATTAAGTAGTTCAGCAACAACAGCTGGATGGACATTAAAAACAATAGTAAGAAGTATATAATATGGCATTTAGATATTCACCCAAAATAGTAACCGATGGTCTAGTATTCAATGTAGACGCAGCTAATCCAAAATCATTTGTTAGTGGTAGTACGGTATGGAATGATTTAAGTACAAATGCTAATAAGGGTGTACTAGTAAATGGTCCAGTATATAATTCATCAAATAGTGGTTGTATTTTATTTGATGGTACAGATGATTTTGTAAATTTAGGTACTATACCACAAATAGCTCCAGGTACTGGTGATTTTACATTTGATTTTTGGATTAACCCAACAAACTGGAACGCTACTTATGGACCTATTTTTACAACAACGGTAAATAATGGTTTTTGGATTGGGAAGAATGCATCAAATTTTGTTTTAAGAGGTTATAATATCGCTGATGATTTACAATATGCAACATTTCCAACAGTAAATGTATGGACAAATCTTATAATAAGAAGGATTAGCGGTGTAACTAATATATATTATAATTTAGTTTCAGTTGTTAGTGGTACTGTTACTAGAAATTATCCTCAAGGTGTTAGTGAAATTTCAAGGGATGGTGTAACAAACGTATTTAGTGGTAAAATTTCATCTATTAAATATTATAATAGAGCATTAACAACAGCAGAAATGTTACAAAATTATAACACATTAAAAAGTAGATTTGGGAAATAATGGCTGGGAAAGTATTAAATAAAATAGTTACTGATGGTTTAGTATTCAATGTAGACGCTGCTAACCCTAAATCCTTTATCAGTGGTAGTACGGTATGGAATGATTTAAGTACTTATATAAATAATGGTATTATTTATAACGCACCTACCTTTAGTTCTAGTAATAATGGTATTTTATTATTTGACGGAACAAATGAATATGTTGATTTTGGTACTACACCAACTAATACAATTAGAGGTGGTAGTCAATTTACAATTAGTTATTGGGTTAAAAAGATTGCGAGTGATAGAGATATTATTGTTGGTTCATGGAATCATTCAGTTAGACAAGGATTTTTCTTAGAATGGTATACAGATGGCAATATTTATTTTGGTAACTCTGCTGGTGGTACAAATAATAATGTAGCACCTTTGACTTGGACAAATGGTTGGTATCAAATTGTTGGGGTTTTTGATGGTTCACAAGCAACAAACGCTACGAAAGGTAAAATTTATGTTAACGGTCAATTATTAAATCAATCTGCATCTGGATTAAATACAACAGTTGTAACTAATAGTTTAACTAAATTTTATGTTGGTTTTGTTGAAAATTATAATCTTTATTCAAATACTTATATTGGTGATGTTTTATTATATAATAGAGCATTATCAGCAACTGAAGTTTTACAAAACTATAATATAACAAAAAAAAGATATGGATATTAAATTATGGAAACAAATTTAAATGATTACGAAAACAGAAAATTCATGATACTTAATGTATCTGAATTAGAACTTATTGATTTTACTCAAGTATCTGAAACATCAATTGATACAGTTAGAAAATCAATCGATGGTGCCAAAACATTTGTTAAATGGGAGTCAGAAGAAATACCTTCATCTGTATTATCATTAACAACAAGTGAAGGACCGTATACATATGATGAAATATCAATAATATTAAATGGTCCAGAATGGACTGATGATAGACAAATGCCATGAGTACAGCAAGTAATTATAGAGGACCTAATATTATTAAAGATGGTTTAATATTGTATTTAGATGTTGCTACTAATAATTCATATAATAGATACTTTTCACCCACATCTTTAAAAGATATTTCGGGTAATAATTATGTAGGTACATTAGTAAACTCACCAGTTTATGATTCAACTAATAATGGTTCTTTATTATTTGATGGATTAAATGAATATTTTAATATTGCTAGTCAAATATCAGTTACTATGAATACGATAGATATTTGGGTTAATATGAAATCAACAACACCTTGCCCTATTTTGTATTATGGTTCAGATTCATTTGATTCAAATGTTTGGACTTGGGGTATAGCTGTATTTCCATCGTCAACACATGGTTTTAATGAAGGACCTTTAAGTTATCCAACAACAAGTTTATATACTGAATCTGTTAATTTAAATGTTTGGAAGAACTTTACATTAGTTAGAAATGATAATGGAAACGTTAAATTATATAAAAACGGTGTTTTAGTAGGTACTAAAGTTGGTAGTGGTACAGTTGCTTTAAGAGATGCTGCTGATAGATTATATATTGGTAAAGCTGGTAGTACATATGGTAATTTTAATATTGGTTCAATTAAAATATATAATAAGGCGTTATCAGCTACAGAAGCCTTACAAAACTATAATGTAACAAAATCTAGATTCGGTCTTTAATTTCAAAGATTAGTTTAAAATAATTAAATTTTTCCTTATTAGAATATATTTATATACATAACATATAAATTAATCCTGGATAGGGAAAGGCATTAATCATGGCAAACGAATTTCAAATAAAAAATGGGTTTATCTCAAATAATAACTCATTTATCACTGGTAACTTAACAGTTACCGCTTCTACTCAATCAATATTTTCTGGAAATAGTTCAGTTGAATTGGTTAAAATAATCCAGAATGGTTCTGGTGATGCATTTGTTGTTGAGGATATAGCCAACGGTGATGCATCTCACTTTGTTATCAATGGAAGTGGTAATACAGCTATTGGTTTAACACAACCGTTAGGTAATGATAAGTTGACAGTATCTGGAAACACAACAGTATACGGAACACTATCAGCAACAACGTATGCTGGTGATAATATAAATAATGGTAAAATACTTGCAATAACTGAATTAACAGCTTCAACACTTGCTACACACACTGTAGCTAGTTCATCAGTTTTTACCGTAATTAACTGTAATTCAGACGCTACAAATAGATATGCTAAAACAACATTTACAGCACCAGCAAGTGGTATTGTTGAAATCACATTTGAAGCTGATATTGTATTTACAAATAGTACTGCTGTTCAAATGATAGGTTTACACTCAACAACAGCATCAACTACTACGCCAGATAGAGGTTGGTTTAGGATAAATGGTGATGCTGATGGTAGTTCAGCTTCATATAGAACATCATTTATAATAAGTAATTTAACACCATCTACGATATATTCATTTTATGTTATGACAGTATGTGATTTTAGTGGTAATATAGTTAGATGTGGTAGTAGACAAACTGGAGCGTATGTTGCTAGTGCTGACAGACCATCACCATTAAGAATATATGTAAGGGATATAGGAACTACAACTATAACGACAAATCCATCATCTTAATTATATATGGTGAATAATGTAATTAATATTATTCACCATATATATTTTTATCGTTATTATTGTTTTGTTTTAAAACACAATTTCGTTTAATTAAGATTTCTACATATCCAAACATTTTTAACCCATTTTCTTCACAATACTTTTTAAGGAGTTCATGTGTTTTTGTAGTTATTTTTAAGTTTTTATCTCTTTTCATGGTGTGTTTTACTATAAATATTAGTTTAGTATGATAAAAGTATGATAAAATTCATACTAAAAAAAATATATCTTTTTTAAAGCTATTCTTTTTGAAAAAAACCTAATATTTATAATAAAGAAAACGATAAAGTAAATAACATAAAACAAAAAACAAAACTATGCCAAACAAAGTATTCGTAAGTCCTGGGGTTTATACATCAGAAAAAGACTTATCATTCATAACACGTCAAGTAGGTGTAACAACATTAGGTTTAGTTGGAGAGACGACAATCGGTCCAGCCTTCCAACCTATCTTTGTTAGTAACTACGGAGAGTTTCAATCTTTCTTTGGTGGCCAAAATGCTACTAAAATAAAAGATAACGGAGCTCCAAAATATGAGCTACCATACATAGCTAAATCATATTTATCACAATCAAATCAATTATTTGTAACTAGAGTATTAGGTTTTTCTGGATATGATGCTGGTAAAGCATGGGGTATTGTATTAGACGCTGCATTAGATTCTACAACTGTAGTTACTGGTGCATCAATTACTTATCCTACATTAATTAGGTATACAGCAAGTACTGGAAACACAATGTTAACAATAGTTAGTACTGACCCACTTATTCAACAACTTATAAATAATGGTTCGTTAGATGCTAATTTAGCTTCTTTATCAGTTACTGCACTTAGTGGTACTGTTGCTATTCCAGCTACATACAAAAAAACTGGTTCAGCATTTAGTGGTGTATCAACAACATTATATGTTACAGCTAAAGGAACAGTTGGTTCTGTTATCACTGGTACTACTAGTGGTGTTACAACATATTACACTGGTACTGGTTATTCAGATGTAGAAAATACTCTTGTAGCTTTATTACGTTCTAGAGGTGGAATTGATTTAGATACACAATTCCCAGCGTTTGAAGTTACTGGTACAACTGGTGTTGGTTTTGATTCAACATTGACTGGTTCAACTACTGACCCGTTAGGTACTTTTGCATTGACTGGAGTTTCTACAACACAAGGTGCATTCAATTACCAAATGTCTTTAGATAGAACTAAACAAAATTATTTACCAAGAGCTTTAGGTAGAACCGTTGCTGATGGTAACACTGCATTATTTGCTGAAGAATATTTTAACAATATGTTTGATACTTTTAATACTGCTGGTAAAATTAGAGGTGTAAAACAAGTTGTTATTAATTATGCAAATCAATTCTCTGATTACCAAAAAGAATATCAACCAGCTGTTACTCCTTATGTTGTATCAGAATTACGTGGTACTAAAGTATTAAGATTATTCAGATTTACAACTATTTCTGATGGTAATGCAGCTAACGAGCAATTCAAAATCTCTATTAGAAATATTAAATTAGATACAAAAGAATTTGATGTTGTAATTAGAGCTTATTACGATACTGATGCTCAACCAACTGTATTGGAATCATATTCTAAATGTGTTTTGGACCCAACATCTAACAACTACATTGCTAGAAGAATTGGTACTTTGGATGGTGTTTATCCTTCTAAATCATCATATGTGTTGATTGAAATGGATGATAGTTCTGATACTTCTCAAGCATTCCCAGCTGGTTTCATCGGATTCCCAATCAGAAGTTACCAAGCTAATAGTAATGCTAGTGTTGTTACACCTAATTTAACTTATAAACAAACATACGATTCTTTCGAGAATAAACGTAAATTCTATTTAGGTTTATCTGAGACTATGGGTATTGATTCAGACTTCTTTGATTACAAAGGTGTACCACAAACTACGTCTCCAAATATGTGGACTGGTTTAACTAGTGGTTTCCACATGGACGTTGCTGCTACTGGTGCTACAATTGATAATGTAACAGTTACAATTAACTCTACTGGTGGTACTTATTCTCCAATATTCTTATTTGATACTGGTAACGCTCAATTTAGAACTGAAACTGGTGTTATGAATACTGATTATGAAAAAGTATATGCTCGTAAATTCACATTTGCACCTTATGGTGGTTTTGATGGATGGGATATCTATAGAACTAGAAGAAGTAATTTAGATTCATTCTTAATCAATGGTACTTTAGGTTCTAAAGGTTTAACATCTGGTGCTTTCTCTAACAGAACACTTTCAAACGGTGATAGAGGTATTAACTCTGATTATTATGCTTACTTAGAAGCTATTTGGACATTTAAAAACCCAGAAGCTGTTAACATTAACGTGTTTGCAACTCCAGGTATTGATAATGTTGATAATGGAAACTTGATTGAAGCTACAATCGATATGGTTGAGCAAGATAGAGCGGATTCATTATACATCATGACAACTCCAGATACTGATGGTGGTGGTGATGTTATGACTGTTGAAGATATTACTGATTACTTAGATGGTATGTACGATAGTAACTACTCATGTACTTACTGGCCTTGGATTCAAGTAAATGATACTGAAAATAACGTTTATATCTTCATGCCACCTACACGTGACGTTGTAAGAAACATTGCGTTAACAGATAATATTGCATTCCCATGGTTCGCAGTTGCTGGTATCCAAAGAGGTGATGTTGATGCGATTCAAGTACGTAAAAAACTTACTCTTAATGATAGAGATGTTTTATACGAAAACAGAATCAACCCAATTGCTACTTTCACAACTGACGGTATTAAAATTTGGGGTAACAAAACTCTTCAAGTTAAAGAATCTGCTCTTAACAGAATCAACGTTAGAAGATTGTTACTACAAGCAAGAAAACTTATTTCTGCTGTTGCTATCAGATTGTTATTCGAACAAAATGATAACGTTGTTAGAAATCAATTCTTGGCACTTGTTAACCCAATCTTGGATAACATTAGAGCTCAAAGAGGTTTAACTGATTTCCGTGTTGTTCTTTCAAGCGACCCAGAAGAAATCGACAGAAACGAATTGACTGGACAAATATTCTTGAAACCAACAAGAGCATTAGAGTTCATACAATTAGAGTTCGTAATTATGAATACTGGTGCATCATTTGATAACATCTAACCATAACTAAAATTAAATCATTAAAGCCCTCAATTGAGGGCTTTTTTGTTTATTGGATATATTTATGTATAAAAGAAATTATGTCAAAAATTAAAATAACTAGAGAACAATACAACAAATTAGTTTTAGCTGAACAAAAAAATAGACAAAATAAATCTAGTGACATATTAACTGAAAGTATCAATAAAAACGTTCAACTTTTAGAAGAAGGTTGGAAAGAAGTTGTTTTGGGTATTTCAATGCTTATGGGTTTACAGTTAACTGGTCAAAATAATGCTGCTGCTGTAAATGCTGTCCATAATGCTGATATTATGAAACAAATCGAAGCAACTCTTGATGATGAAGAAAAGACACAAGAATTAGTAAAAGTTATGCAAGAAAAAGGTATCAAAGACCCTTCATCTATGTTAGCTAAAAATGCTGAAACTATTGTTAAAAGATATAATGAAATTGCTGATGATGATGATTTTAATATCAAATTAGGAGTTATTACTGTTCATAATTTAAAAAATTTAGAAAATAAATTAAAACAAGGATATGCAGTGAAATCTGCTGAAATGTCAACTGATACAATAAAAAGCAATAAGAAAACTAGTATCATTCTAATTAAAGATACTTTAAGCGTTGATATGGGTAATATGCAGAACTTATTTGATACTGGTGGATATAATCTAACTCAAGATGGTAAACAAGCTATAAAAGACGCTATTGAGTCCGTAATTTCTCAAGGTGGTAAAATATTAAGTGTTGAGATTGAATCATCTACTGATGCTGAACGTATAGTAAGTTTAATTTCTAAAGAAGACCCTACTGGAAATATTAAATTATCTAATTTAAGAACACAGAGTGTTAATGATGTTGTAGGTGGTTTGGTGTCTGATGCTGAAGTAACTACTAGAGAAATACCCAATAACGGTTCTGATGTAGTTAGTGCTGAAGCATTTAAAAAAGCTGCAACAAATAAAGATGTATTGGCTAAACTTAGACAACAATCATCTGAATTTAGATACGTTAAATTAAACATTGTCGCTGAATTTACTTCAGAAAGTGATGAACCAGAACCTAAAGCAGATGAAATTATAAAAAAATATAGATTCGAGGTGGTTAAAATGTATGAAACATCTTCTGGTGGTAAGAAAATGGGTGGCGGTAAACCTCAATTTAAAAAGAAAAAATTCAAATGTGTTCTTAAAAAAGATAAAACGGGTCACGTTGCTGACTGTTTTACTTTTTAATTAAAGTCAGCAACACAGTAAAAATCAACAAGGTAATTACTTTTTATGTTTTTAAATTTAACTACTTTACCATTTACAACAACTTCGTTTGATTTGTGTTTTACATTATCAATAACGATGTCAAAACCAATGTTTGTGTAATCACCCAACAAAATACTTTTATGGTTGGGTGATTTATCAAATAAATATAAACTGTATAATTTAACATATTTAACAGCATTATCTTCTGTTTTTGGTTCTTCATATACAATACCCATTACAGATTCAACAAAAACACTAAATTCTAAAGTTGTTTGGTTAGTAGATGGTAAGTGTTCACCCATAACAGCAATTTCAGATGCTTTATGTGAGTGACTAAGACTATCTTCAGTTATAATGATTTTATTTTGTTCGATAGATATTTTTGTTAAATCTTTCGAGATAACCAATGATTTTTTACCAAAATGTTTTCTGTAGATATTGATGTAGTTAAACATTTCAATATCTTGTGCAAACAATGTGTTTGATAATAAAACGATAAATATTAGTAATTTTTTCATATATCAAAGGTAAATAAAAAATTACATATATCCAAATTTATTCAGCTTTTTTTTCTAATATTTCATAAATTATTTTTATAATTTCTGGAACACCATATTTTTCACGCCATTCATTTTCTTCTAAATTTAAACTTTTAATGTGGTCATCATATAATTCATATAATTTATCACTATGAATTAAACAATTTATGTTGTATTCTACCAGTATTGATACGATTGTCGCACAAACCATTTGACCACTAATATGCGTAATCCAATCACATTCATCGGTTAAAATATCAATAGAAACATTGTATTTTTCTAAAAGTTCTTCTTCTGTTATATTTAATTTTCCCATAATACTTCAAAGGTACTGATTTTTTTTAATAAAAACAAATTATTTTAATATTTTATCATATTTATAGATAAAGAAATTAATTTTTTACGAAATAAAATAAATCTTATCATATTTATATAGAAATAAGAATAAACTTTAAAAACAAATAGAACATGGCTGATTTATTAATGAAAATGCCCCTACCTTACGAGCCTAAGAAAAAGAATCGTTGGTTAATTACATTCCCAGCAGATTTGGGTATTCAACAATGGTGGTTATCATCTGCATCAAGACCTTCAATCACACAAAGTGAAGTAGAGATTCCTTTCCTAAACACATCTACATGGGTAATCGGTAGATTTACTTGGGAATCAATCGATGTAACTTTCCGTGACCCGATTGGTCCATCTGCTGCACAAGCAATAATGGAGTGGGTACGTCTTCACTCTGAATCAATCACTGGTCGTCAAGGTTACGCAGCTGGTTACAAACGTCCAGTTGAACTTGAGATGCTTGACCCAACGGGTGTTGTTATCGAGAAATGGTTATTGGATGGAACAATGTTAACAAACGTTGGATTCGGTGACTTATCAATGGATGATGATGGTATCGCTGAGATTACTGCAACATTACGTTTCGATAGAGCAATCTTATTATTCTAATAAAACTAAAATACTAACAAAGAACCTAGATTATTCTAGGTTTTTTTGTTTTATTTAAACTATTTATAATAAAAAATATTATGAGAAAATCAGATAAAAAGAAAAATTTTTTAAAAGTTAATTTATTAGCTGAACAAAGATATTTACAATCAAAAGGTTTAATAAGTGAAAGTTACTTTGCTGACCCTATATCTAAAGGTGCTAAAATTAAATTTAATGGTAGAGATGCTGAAATAATCTCTTTTGAAGCTAATCCACGCCAAGAAGTGTCTTACACTATTCAATATGATGATAATGGTGAACAAGAGCAAATTACTGGTGGTGATAAAAGAATCGAAGTATTAAATGAGGGTGTTCAAAAAAATGACTCTGATATAGATGATTTAGCCAAAGAAATAATAAAAATGTCTAGTGGTGATTCCGAAAAAGAAAATGACTATATAGTTAAAACAGCCAAAGGAGATGAAGATATACAACGTAGATTAACAAATAGAGTCTCAAAATTAAAATTAGGATAAAATTAAAAACCACTTTAAAATAGTGGTTTTTTTATTTTATATAATTTCTATTTACAAAAAAACTTATTCATCTATATTTATTTTTAGAGTTATAACAAATAAAAATAAGTTTTAATATGGATAAAAAACCAAATGTTTTCCCTAAACAAGAAACACAAACACCAGTTACTTTAACTGAAGAACAAAGAATTGCAAAATTTGAAGCTGAGAAAAAAGAAGTTACAAATTATATTTACGAACAATCTAAAACACCACCACCGTCTCAAAATGAAGCACCAGAAAACTATAATGTTAATGGTCACGCAAATGCTGTTGAAATGATGAGAAATAGAACTCAACAACAATTGAGTAATTTAGAGTATGGTAATATGGTTGTTGAACCTAATTTAGCTGAAAAACAAACAACTAGAGTTGTTACTCAAAATTCAACACAAAAATCAAATGAAGAACAAATGAGACTTCGTGATGAGCAAATTAGAATCAATAACGAAAATATTCAAAGATATCAATATCAAGCTAACGAAGCTTCTGCTAGAAATAATAATAACCCAGAGACTCAAAATGGGTTATACACTCCTAACGAAACATATAATATGAATCAAAACACGCAAGGTGCACCAAATAATTATAACAACAACAACAATAATTATGTACCACCAACACCACCATCACAACCACCAGTAAACAATACTATGGATTATGGTCAAAACCCTTCAAATATAAACCCTTATATTTTGGAGTTAAGTCAACCTAATTATAATGCACCATTTGATGTAATTCCGTTGCCTTCAAAAGGTAAATTATACAGAAATAAAAAAGCAAATATTAGATTGGCTTATATGACAACAGCTGATGAGAATATTCTTACTAGTCCAAACTTATTGGAAAGTGGTGAGTTTTTGGAGATTATAATCAATAGAAAAATTCTAGAACCAGATTTAAGATATAAAGACTTAACAGTTGGTGATAGAAATGCTATTATGATTTGGTTAAGAGCAACAGCTTATGGTGAAATGTATCCAGTAACTCTATTGGATGAAAATGAAGTACCATTTGATACTGATATTAATTTGAATGAATTAAAGAATATTGAATTGGGTGCTGAACCAGATTCTGATGGTTATTTTGATTTTAAATTACCAATTTCAAAACTTGATATTAAATTTAGAATGTTAACAGTTGGTGATGTAGATGTTTTGGAAGAATTAGTTGAAAAGGATAAGTTAAATAAAGTACCAGTTAATAATACATCAACGTATCGAATGGAAAGACAATTGGTAGAAGTTAACGGAAATAGAGATAAAAATTACCTTAAAGATTTTTCAAATTCTATGAGAATTGGTGATGCAAGAGCATTGAATGATTATATTGAAAAGATAGAGAGTGGCATCGACTTAAACATAGAGGTGACGACCCCTGGAGGTGGGTCTATTGCCACCTTTCTTCCTCTTAACATCAGCTTTTTTTGGCCTAACTTCAGAGTATAAGGTACCTTTATTAGAAGAAATATATCTTTGCACTCAATACTTGAAAGGTATGACTTATAATGATATTTTAAGTATGCCAACATATGAGAGAAGATTTTTCTTAGGTATGTTAACTAATCAAGCTAGAGAAAAACAAGAAGAAGCAGAAAAACTTAAAGAAGAAATGCAAAATAAAGCCAAAAATTCTAAGGGCCAAAGGTCTACTAGAATATCTGGTGAATCATTAAAAAATAAAATGAAAACTGGTGAAATACCTACAACATAATTAAATACCCACAATTAAACGTGGGTATTTTTGTTTTACCAGATATTTATAATAAAACACTTTGTATGAATAAAAAATTAATCATAACTGAAGAACAGTATAAAAATTTAAAATTCTTTCTATTAGAATCAACTTTTGATGAAATGGCTAAAAAAGTCATAAAAAATGGTGATACAATAACAATTACAACACAAGGTAAAAAATTTAATTTTACAGTTGTCAATAATACTAGTGGTCAAATTTTAATGGATGTTAGTGATAAAAATAGTGATTATTTTGATAGAAGAGCTTTTTTAACATTTAATTCATTTAACGATAATTTATTAACATTAAATTTAGCAAGTGATAAACAAAAAGAAGAACAACCACCACAAGTTAAAACATGGGCTAAATGGACATTGAAAGATGTTGAACAGATAGATGTTTCTAGAGGTGGGAAGATAATAGATGGTACAAATTACGATGCTAAAAAAGCAGACGATAGTAAACGTAAATCTAGGTTTATTGAAGCAATTTCAACACTTAATGATGGAGATGCTATTAGTTTGGAAACAAACGGTAAAATTGGTGGTATAGTTTTAAATTTCATGAGTAAATCAAGCGGTTTCGTTCATTTTGAATTAGCAGATGATACAAAAGATGCTTTGGGTAATCCTAATATAACTGGTGTCGATATATCTTTGGATGAAAGTCATATTGAAGAAACACAAAATGGTTTATTAACTGTTGATATAGTTACATACGAAACAAAAGATGGTAATGTTGATAAGAGTCAATCAAAAATTCAAAACATTGCAGATTTTACTATTACTAACGCTGAAGATGATGAAGAAGAAGATGGAGAAGATAATAGTAAACTTAAATCTAGGTTTATTGAAACTGTAGCAACACTTGGAGAAGGAGATGCTTTAGATTTAGCGATAGATGGTAAAGAAGAATCAATTATTTTAAATTTCATGAGTAAATCTAGTGGATTTGTTCATTTTGAATTAGCAGAAGAAACTAAAGATGCTTTGGGTAATCCTAATATAACTGGTGTTGATATATCTTTGGATGAAAATAAAGTAGAAGTTACAAAAGAAGGTAATCTAAATGTTGATATCATTACATATGAAACAAAAGGTGCTGATATTGAAAAAAAGAATTCAAAGATTCAAAATATTAAAGATGTTAATGTAACTAACGCTGAAGATGAAGATGATGATGAAGAAGAATTAAATGGTCAAGAAATATACAATATTATTACTGGTGATACTCAGTTAAGAAATGCTTTTTATAAAAGACCTAGTTTTTGGAAATCATTTGTTGGTGAATTAAAAGGTGAAAAACCAAAAACAACTGGTTATGTTGTTGTTCAAAATTTGATTGATAGATATATGGATGATGAAGCTGAAAAAAAATTAGGTAAAAATTTCATAAAAGAGCTTGACATTAAGTTTAGACCATTGGAAAATATATTAATTAGATATGGTGCAAACGGTGATTATCGATTAGCCACAAATCAAGAAGTTACTAATATGAGATATATTGGTTCTAAACCTTCAGATGGTGAATATGGTATACTTTTAAGTAATCCAGATATTGATATCATAGTTAAAGAAAAAACAGATAAGGAAAATGTTTATGTTTGTGATGTAATTAAAAAATACACAGAAAAAGTTCAAGGTGATGATGGTAAAGAAAAAACAATCACTAAAGAATCAAAACCAGCAAAAGACATAACTATAGAATTTATTGATTCACGTGGATATAGAGTTGATAAGGGAATTAAAAAATAATAGATAATGGCAAAAAAATCACCAGCACAACAAGCAGCTGAAGCAAAAGAAGCAGCACAAGAAGCTCTTAAATTAGTTGAACAAGAGGCGAAGTTAAGGGAGCGTATGAATAGAGGTTACGATAGTTATATCGAAGCTGTTAAGGAAGCACATGCACTACAAGAAACACTTATAGCAAATAAAAAAATAGAAGACGAAGTTCAAAAAACTATTAATTCTGGTAAGCGTAATGGTGTTAAATTATCTAAAGATGAATTAGCCGCTGAAGAAGAAAAATTAAAAATTTTACAAAAGCAAAACGGTTTAATTGAAAAACAAGTTGTTCTCTATAAACAAGCAGCTAAAGAAGCAAATGTAGGTGCTATGGCATTGGGTAAATCTTTAAAAGGATTGAAAGATGTCACTATGAAATTACCTGGACTTGTTAAAAGTGTTGGTAATGAAATAAAAGGTTTAGGTATATTCGAAATGGATAAAGCAATGAAACAAGCTGCTTTATCTATGGGTGTTTTAGGTAAAGAAAGTGGTGGTATGAGAACTACCATTACAAACGTTGCAAAACAAACAACAATGATTGGCGTTAATTTAGCTAAAGTTGCTAAATTACAAGAAGATTATAGTTACAATATAGGTAGAACAGTTTTATTAAACGAGAAAGGTTTAAAAGCCATGGCT